GGTGACGTTATTGTTTTGGCCGATTCGCATAGCCCGGTCCTCAGCTTGTAGGTGTTCGGCAGGCACAAAGCTGAAATCATTCATGATGACTTGCGTTGCCGCTGTAAGGGTCAAGCCGGTTCCTGCTGCCCTCAAATTACCCACAAAGACGCGGATTTTATCGTTGTTCTGGAATTGGCTGACGGCCTCATGTTTAGCCTTGTCAGACATTCCACCAACCACGCAAACAGCTTGCTCACCAAAGTACGAACTAAGAGCGTCAGCAACGTCTGTGTAGTTAGTGAAGATGATGACTTTTTCGCCAGCTTCAATAATACCTTTTGCCAATTCAATTGTGGGCTCAGCCTTTTTAATTGCTGCCGATTGACACAGCTTAATTGTTTCCACCAAATGTTGATTGGCGTAATTCTTTCGCTTTGCTGGCGGCAATTTAGAATTGGCGATAATTACAGCCTTGAAATAGTCATCCCAATATTTGTTGTATTCATTCAAATCAATTTCAACCGGGAGAATTCGCCTTGTCTTTGCAGGCAAATCCAGACAGTCTTTTTTCATTCGGCGTAAATACACATTCTGGATTTCGCGATTCAGAATATGCAAATTACTTGCTCCAGTGAAGTCGAGGCCGAAGCGTGTGCGGTATCCATTACAGAACCGCATGCCATACGTGTATTTGTTGGCCCCTAGAGGGTGCTTTACGGCCTCCAAAAGAGGGAACAGGTCTAAGGGCCTGGAAACGATCGGAGTGCCTGTTAGAAGGAACGTGTAGCGGCATTTGCTAACGAGGCCGACATGCTCCACCTTGTTGCGCTTGGAGAAGCCAAAGGCGATCTTGGTGCGTTGAGCGGTCGGATTCTTGAAGGCATGCGCCTCATCGCCAATGAAAACGGCGTAATCATAGGCCAACAGTAGACTCTCGTATTTCTTGGTCAGCTTGAAGCTGATGATAACCCATTCGGCGGCTTCAAATGCCTTGGTGTCCAATTCCTCTTTTGGCTTGAGGGTTCTGAACACGAACACCTTGGCGTCTGGAAGCACTTTTAGAATTTCATCACGCCAGCCGAGTTTTAATGTCGCTGGGCAAACAATGAGGACTTTGCCTCCTTTCCTTAGAATGTCAGCAGCAATTGTGGATTGTCGTGTCTTACCAAGGCCCATGTCATCAGCGAGGATGCGGCCCATTTTGATTTGGGCGATTAGAAATTCAACGCCCTTTTTTTGATGTTCAAATAGGAAGTTGTATTTTGTTAGATCCATTTAGATTCTCTCAGCACTTCAAGGGCTCTCTCGGACGCATCTTCGATAAAATCGGAGTACGTCATTTTTGAAATTTCCTCTAACGCTGATTTTAGTTTGCGTGCTTCCGCAAGAATTTCGTCATACGTTGGCATGCCGTCCTCTTGCATTTTATTCCATTCGTTAATTGGGATCACGTCATTACCATACTCTTTCGATAAATTGGCGTGAATATCACAAACAGGGTGTTCGCCGTCACAATCTATAGCTTTATGTGTGGCGAGAAATTTGCATTCAGGCCAGTTACATTCCGGCGCTTTCATTAGCTCTTACTCCCTCGAAACTGCTTGATGGCCCACATAAGGAATGCGAACGGAGCCACGCAGACGGCCACAACGGCGGCAAGGATAAACAGGGAAATGGCAATGGCCGCCAGGGACGTGAAAAAACTAGTCATGAGGGTTATTTCCTTTCTTGTACAAATTGAACATACTGAGTGCGTAATCCAATGCTTGTTGGTGGTGTGTGAATTGTCGGGCCTCTTTATAACTGTTGAAAAATTGAATGGCGTCATTAATGTCGTCTTCGTCCATAATAACACTATTGCACCAATTTGTCAACTTCAAATCGCCCCTGTTGTGTTCAGCTTTGGAGAAATACATACCCCTGCTTCATTTCTATTTGTGATTGCAGGCGTCGGTGTCGATTTCTACACTACAAGCCACACAGATGATGTAGGGCAAAAAATTCCCGGTGCTGAAAGACCCCATAAGAGCATTACATTCAGAACAATACAGCGGCGACATTTTTACTTCCTTTCAAATCGCGGGGTGAACGGGACACCGAGGGATGCACTGTATATCATATCATACTTAAAGGTTTTGGTCTTGTTTTCGGCCAAATCATAGCCAAAGAAAATACTGTCCTTCATTTCGTACACCTCCACATGATAAGGCTTAACTTCACCTTTGGAAGTGAGATAGTTAAAGTTGATGGTGTGTGACCATGATGCCTTTTGAATCAATTCAATCAGACTGGGATTCGCAAAACGTGCTGTCATTACTTAGATTCCTTTCTGCGCTCTCTAAGCGCCTTACTCAATTGTTGTTGGGCGAATTCCATACCTTCAACCAATCGAATCAACTCGCTATCGCCTTTGAATTCTTTCTTAAGGCGCTTGGTGTCGTTGGTGATGTACGTCAGCCAATCTTGGATTTCTGCCAACTGTTCCTTTTTGTATCGCGGCCTGTGTCGTCCGTGTTCTTGTTTGTAACGATAACACATTGGACATAATTCGTCAATGATTGTATTGGCTTCGTCGTGGCAATTTTTGCAAATGTACTTGTAAACGTTAGTGACCTTGCGGGGCGGCAATCAATTTCCTCGCTTTCTGTCCGGCGACTTTTTCAGAATAACAGTCGATAACGTTAATGTCAATAGGGAATCTGGAAAATTTTTAACTTCCCTTCATACGCATGATGAACAGAGAACGCGGGCACGTACATGAGCAACATTGTTATTATCATCATTATCATCGTCATTACTGCGTTTGGAGGTTTCGCACAGCTACCAAGGTGTTCTTCGGCGGATTTGGCCGATCACTTGCGTCCTGCCTCATTATACCCTGAAAACGTGGCTGAGAGGCCACCGAGGTACCTTGGTAAGTGAATAGGAGGAAAGCTATGGCAGAAGCCAAGCACAAGCCTGATCAGGCTCAGGAAACCAAAACGGAGGGCATCGCTTACACCCGGTTTCTCTCTGATGAAGAGGCGGCGATTGAACTGGCGAAAGCGCCGTCTGAAATCAAAAAGGTAAGGCGCGATCCCTTCACTCGGAAAGAAAAGGTTCAATACCAGGATCTAGGTTTTGACGCGCTTCTTGAGGCTTATCAGAACGGAGAAGTCACCGCTGAGGACGTTCGCGCCCAAATGCGGGACATGTACCGGCTGAATCACAGCACTGGCTCTGACATTCTGGACGATGATCGCAAGACCACCGAAACCAGAATCAAGGAGTACACAGAGTTTGCGGTTGCTAATGGTCAGACGTTCGAAGAGGCGCAGGACCATGCAATCACATACCTGCTCAAGAAAGGCGCTGAGCGCGGCACCTTGGCAGGCAATTGGGGCACAATTCGTAACAAACGGGACGTTCGCCGCAAGAAGCGGTAAAAACGGGGTCAGGGAGCAATCCCTGACCCTTTTTCTTTTGCCCTGATCTGGTCGAACGGAATTTCGAATGTAAAGTTTGTGCTTGCTCGTATAATCGTGTTCTACTGAGGCTGACGGCCCGCTATTCGGCATAATGACGGTGATTGCGGTAAAATTTCTAATTGACAGTCAACCATAATATCTTTTACGATACGTTACACACGCAACACATTGTTACAAGAAAGTGAGGACTTAATGCCTGCAACGATGGAGAAGAATTCCCAAATCACCACCACTCAGACGGTTATCGGCAAGATTCGGAACGTTAAGCGAGACTTGCAGAATAACGTAATCACTGAGAAGAAAGCTTTTTCCGAATTGGCGAAAATTTACAAGTCGTACCTTCTGGCCCCACGCATTCCCCCTCTTCGCATCCCTGCTGAGGACAAGGCCCTGGCGGTTTTCGCCTGGCAGATTATCAACGGTGAGGCGGACAAGGTGGAGCGCAGGAAGCTCATCCTTCGGCACCTGTTGAACAAATAGACCTTAAGCAAGAGGCCCCGGCAAAGCCGGGGCTTTCTTGTTATCTGGAATGTGAAGTTTTGTGAAGAAGCCGACACTAGAATCAGTCCAGGAGCTTCCAGTCCTCAATGCTGATGGAGTCCGCGTTTCGACCCCTCTTGTATTTGCACAGAATAACATCGCCCTTTTTAATATCCGCCAAAAGAGAGAGAAAAGCCGTTGTATCTCCCATGTGGTTTGTGGCCCCTTTAATCATTGTCCAATCACGTCCTCTTGTATTTCCCTTTTTAACATACGTGATTTTCATAATAACATAGCGGTCTTTTTCGTTGTATTTTTCAGGAAGTCTCGCTTCGTATTTTGTTAGCGGCGAAAACCAACTGAAACCAACAGCGTCATTAACTGCGTCTTCGTAATCCGTGAATTCAATTTCTTCTTTTTCCTTGAAATACTCCTCGTATTTTTTGAGGTATTCGCCGGGATCTCCAAAGAATCCAAGCAGACAAAGCCGTTTGATGTGACCCTTGTTAATAACAGGCCGCAGTGAGGTTTTGCCGTTGTTGATGTATTCCTTTTTGATTTCCAGAGATTTTGTCACAAAATCCGCGAAGTTAGTCTCAGAATTGAGCGACAGGGGGTATGCAGAATTCTCAGAAATACCCTTAATGCCAACGAGGCCATAGTAAACAGTCTCGGAGATAGGGTCATAAGTCGGAAGAGCATACGCCTTACCCAGACGAGGTAATTCTACGCTGATGCCCATTTCTTTCGCCTCCTGGATGAAGTTGGCGATGTACTCAGGCTCGGATAACTTTTGGCTGGACTTGGGGTGGCGCAAATTAGCCACAAGGAATTGATGAGGGAAATTCGCCTTGTAGTAAGCGCACCAGAAACCAATTAGCGAGTAAGTAAGTGCATGTGACTTATTAAACAGATAAGCGGCGTTAGCGCCAATCCAATCAAATAGGTCATTAGCAATATCAGGGTATTTGCAAGTCGAGACGAATTTCTCTTTGTACTTGGCGATTTTGCCAGCATCGTTTTTCTCCAATGCACGACGCAACATATCGCCTTCGCCCAACGTGAAATCAGCCAGTTTGTTAGCCAGGTTCATGATGTTCTCTTGGTAAATAATAGCGCCGTATGAATTCTTCAATTCCTCTTTGACTTCCGGCAAATCAAACTTGTATTCAATCATTTTGGATTTGCGATTCTTCAAATACAAGTCAGAGTCAGCACCGGGACGAATCAGGGTGTTAACGTCCGACAAATCTTGTAGGCGCTCAGGCTTAATTTGCCGCAGGAAAGAGCGAGTCTTATCCTCCATGAACTGGAAAATACCCAGCATGTGCTTACCCTCTTGGAAGTAACGCCAAGTGGCCGGGTTCTCTAAGTCAATGGTATGCAGGCCCACGCCAGTCATATCCTCGCATTCCTTCAGCACCTTGAGAGTTGAAAGGCCGAGGAAGTCATACTTGTGGACGCCAACCAACTCCGACATTTTCTTATCCCACTGGGAGATAAGGCAATCAGCACCTTGGTCGCCTCGCTTCTGCATAACGGGAATAATCTCGTCAGCAGGCTCAGGGAGGATACAGACGGCACCAGCATGGACGTTGGGCTGGCGATATGAGCCCACCAACTTGCCAGCAACCTCAAACAGTCGCGGGTACTGGTCAATGTATTTCTGAACCTGAGGCACCTTAATTACGTCATCCCAAGGCAGCTCAAAGGCATTACCATCCTCGTCATAACCCTTGGCAGGAATAGCAGCAGTGATGTTCTTAACTTCCTTGAAGTCAACCTCAAGCCACTTACCGGCATCGGAAATTGCCGCTTTGGGCTTCATCTGAGAGTAGTTAATCAACTGCACAACATGCTTCTCGCCCCAACGGGACTTGAGGTAAGTGATTAGTTTTTCACGACCATCAGAATCAAGGTCAACGTCAACATCAGGAACGGTACCGGTGCGGTCCTTATTCAAGAATCGCTCAAACGGCAAATTGTACTTAAGCGGGTCTAGGTTCGTGATTCCGAGCAACCAAAGCAGAAGGGAAGAAGCGGCAGAACCGCGACCAGGGCCAACATTAATACGCTCACGGCCACAGAAATCAATTGCATCATTAAGGATAAGGAAGTAGTTAGAAAATCCCATATCACGAATAACGTTGAATTCATAGCGAGTACGATCCTTATATTCTTGAGGAATGCTTGAGCCGAACTTCTCACGAATCTTTTTGGCGAGAAGTAGTTCTAGTTGGCGGTCGGCATCATCTGAGTATTTAGGTTGGGCAAAATGGTTATTCTGCCAAGAGAAGTCAATCATGTTATCAATCAGCACAGTGTTAGCGATTGACTCACGAATGTCACTCTTAGTAATGCCGTGACCATCAAACACATCATAGATTTCCGCGATTGACTTATAATAGAAATCAGGGTCACGCAGACAATCAGATTGAGGGTTATTGCGCTCAGTGATAGTTCGATTGCGGCGAATATCGCCATTGCAAAGGTAAGCATCCTCATAACTGGAATCGGCAAAGTGAATGTCCAGCGTGGTGATAACAGGAATGCCCATATCTTTACCAAGCTTGACCAACTTAGAATTAACCTTGCTCTGGATCTCCAAGCGGTGAGGCATAATCTCAATAAAGAAATCATCGAGGTTATTGCGGAAGTCCTCAGCAATCATGCGGGCTTCCATTTCATTGCCAGCTAACAAAGGCTTGGCGATGGGACCAGACACGCAGGCTGAGGACACAATAAGTCCTTCTTTGTGCGCGTACAACATCTTCTCGGTGATTCGGGGGCGATAATAAAAACCGCCGCCATCAGCCACCGGAATGTTGGAGAGATACATCAGCTTGAGCAGATTACGCCAACCGGCCTCGTTCTTTACGGTGAGAAGAAGATGGTAGGAGGACTTGTCAGAATCACGCTTATCGTGCCATTGGAAATACATTTCGCAAGATGCGATGGGCTTGATACCTGCCTTTTTAGCTAGATTGTAGAATTTCGGCCACGCGCAAAGGTTATGGTGATCGCTGACAGCGAGACTAGGGGCGTTGTACAGTTTCGCATAATGAATTAGATCCTCTGGCGTTGAGAGGGCATCTTGATAAGACAACGAAGTATGCGAATGGAAGGAAATTAAAGTTTCTTGACTCAAAAGAATTCTCCAATTAGCTTTTCAAGAATTTTAGGCTTTATCTTTTTGTCTTTGTATTCGTTGTTAATTATTTCTGTAACTTGATAGCCACTTAAAACTTCATTTGGAAAGTTCAAATAGGAATCTGAATCGTTCGTAAAAGCAAAATAGTCATAAACTTTAGCTGCAACTTCTTCAGATTCAAAATATAATTCGACAACAATCTTTTTACCAATCCAAAGAGCGCACCTGAATTTGCCTTTTTGTTTTGAGTATCCAACACCTTTATATTTCGATGTTTTAAATTCCTTGCGGCTCAGTGTGGCGCGTTTTGATTTAGCAACTTTATCTTTAGATTCTTGCTGTAGCTTGCCCCTGGTGCCGCCTGGTTCTTTTACATTGTACCCATTTGGGGCCATAGTGTTCAATTTACGAACCCAATAAATTTCCGCGTCATCCAACTCTTCTTTGTTTTCAGCATAATCAACAATTGTCAATATGAAGCTTTCGCGTCCATATTTTTTCAATGCCGAAAATAAATATGGGCATCTAGAATGATCGCTGTTGTGATTTCGCCACCTTACGTAGATATCTTGAGTTGTTTGACCTACGTATTGCATTCCAGTGATGGCGTTTTTAATAACGTAAATGTGTCCGTAATGCTGCATTGTTTATGTGGGAGTGAAACGAAATTAGAGTTTCCTGCATTTTTCCTTCTCTGTATCAGCTAGCAACGGATTTAAATAACGGAAGATTCTGCCTCGGCCAATCATTCCAATGATGTTCTGCTGTTGTTGGCGAATATAACGATTCTTATTTATTTCCTTCATCAATAATTCGTAATCACTTTGATAGTCGGAAGCAATGGAGAATTTCAAATTATATTCGTTTTTGATGTAGAATCCCGCCCAAGTCAATGGAGCGGGAATTCTCTTGCTGAAAGTTTTTACCTCTACATCAACATACTTCACATCAGGGAAGCGCACAAGGTACTCTTCAATGACCGTCTTTAGTTTGACTTTTAGCTTGGGCAAAGACCTTTCTCCTGTAGTCCTCTAGCTCGCTCTCAACACGCACCATCTTGACGGCCAAATCCATCAAGCGGTTTTCTTCTGCTCCGTCAATGACGGCCTGTTTGAATTCGGCTTCAAGTTTTGAAAGCTGTTGGTCAAATGACTTTTTGCCGAATTCAAAATGCTCAAGAGCTTCGATTTTGACTTGTTTGTTGCGATAAAATTTAGAGTTGTAATAAACAACCTGCAACCAATATAGCCAAGCTGGCCTTAAGGGCCACATTCTAATCCTGTCGGCCCAAAACCTCCAATTTTCTTGCTTGAATGCATGATTTGATGCAAGCAGCGTCAGAGGGAATTCCATCAGAAAAAAGTAAACAATAAAACCTATTACTGCATAAACAGGCCACATTTTTATTATCTCTCGCTAAAAGTCTACGACGCTTACGAAGCTTAATCTTCTTGCTTACCATAAGTGTCCAACAGGGCAGCATTGTCGTAAATGCGATCCATTAGTTGTTGGTACTCAATCACCTTACCTCGGAATTGGCGTTCGCTAAATAACGAGCGATTGAGCAAGCCGACGATTGAGGCGGCGAAAAACCTATTCGCCAGCCCCTCAGTCAACACCAGTACGGTAGTCTCTTTGTATTTAATGACGTTACCAACAAGCTTAAACAAGTTTGTTATCCTCTAGGTACTTCGCAATCGAGCGAATTTGGTCAACAGCTGTAACCTCGATGTCTTGGTATAGATTCTCGGACAACTCAAGAATGTTGACAGCATGCTCAACGGCAGATAGTTTTTGAATCTTCACTTCGGTATCCTCCACATCTTGAATTAATCTAACAAGACTGTACTCGTAATACTTCTTACCCAGACTGCTGATAGGATGACCATCTGAACAATAGGCGTCAAAACCACTATCATCCACTAGAGCGGCAAATTCAGCGTACCGCTCGTAGTTATCATAATTTCCGGGACGACGCTTGCGAAGCTGATCCCATGTCATGAGTTCAACTTTTCTGCCGTCGTCACTCTCCCAAACTTGACCAACCTTAAGCATTATCAGCCACCTTCAGAACCTTGACGATATTCTCAACGTCTTTTGAGTAATCAGCAGAAGTTTTTCCGGTGATATAAATAGTCTTAAGAATGTCAACTGCAATCTTGTAGTAATCTCGGGTCACTTTAACTTCCTCTTTTTCAACAACATCTTCAATTAGCTCAACTAGGCTAAGATTGTTTCCTGAAGAACCATCAAGACCAAAACTATTCCAGCCACCTTTTGTAGTAAGGTTTAGACCAATAAGGCTATTTTTGTAATCCCGTGGATTTAAAGTTGTGTTGATGGCATTATTCAACTCATCAACCGTCACAAGCTTGTATTTGAAGCCGTTAGCTGCTTGCCAAACCTGTCCGAGTTTAAATTCGTTAGTCACTGATTCTCTCCTGTAGGTCCCATTCGTCATCAACATTAATCAAGCGTTTTCCGGCGAAAGTAACGGTGTAAAAAACATTATCCTCTCGCTTGACTTTACCTGGAAATAGATGTGCCTTCTCATTAAAATACATCAATTGAACGATGTGATCTCCGCGAGTTCTATATTTACCGGGTTGCAATTTTAACTCCAAATTGATTGAATTTCTCTGGCGGATTTTCTAGAATCTCATCGCACTTTCGAGCGAGGTAGATGAGAAGTGCGTTGTTGGCGATTTTAATGTCAATGCCGCTGATTTCGTTAATGCGGTCCAGGCGGTACTTGATGGTGCCTCGGGCAAAACCAAGAATCTTGGTTGTCTCGGTGATATTGAATCCCGATTCCACAAACGCTTCCAGGGTTCCAAGCAGGTCCATTTTGCTGATCTCGTCGTAAGTCTTTAGCTTCTCATACGGCTTCAGCTTGGAATCCCCCGATTGGAGGTTGATGAGAAAATCACGCATCGAAACACCAATCTTCTCACCAATGTTCATATACTTGAAGATTGTGGACATTTAGACCTCAAACTCTTCCTTGATGTTAACACAAGCAATTCGCCCAGCAGTAGCATAGTGATCAGCTTGCTCTTTGGTACTGTGCAAAGTTGTAATCTCGATCGTTCCACGTGCAACAGTCTCGGGATAAATGTTGGCCCACTTATCAAACACGATCTTCTTGGGCCACTCGCTGACAATTGAAGAGCCGTAGTTGCAATCCAAGCCATCAACATGGAAGTTGTATGCAAAATTGTCAATCACTGCGACAAACGTATCCGCATCAATCTTGTGAACAACATCAGCCTTCTTGCCATTTTTAACCTTATAGCTCTTACCAACTTCAAGAATCAAAGGTTTGATCTCTTCTAGCATATCCCAAGAAGAATTGCCGTCTTTGTAATCTTGACCATCGGGCAAAACATCAATGTAGGTTGCAGTAGGCCCTTGGTTCCGCATCCTAATTTTGCCAGGCATAGAGGGGCTTGCACATTCAGCGAGGTAAATAGCACCATTGCGGGCCTTGTACTTTTTGCCGATTTCAATCTCTTTAAAGTTCTTCTTCATACAACTCTTTCTCTAATTAATTCATCTTCGGGGGTGTGCCAAACAACAGAATGAATTCCGAATTCGCGAAGCATTTGTTGGCACGACGGGCAGGGCTTGCTCTTGATGAGGTTTTTGCCCTTGGAAACTCCCGCTACATACACAGTGGAATTATGAAGTGCTGCCCTGTTGATTTGCAGAATCGCATCTAGCTCGGCGTGCATCGCCTTGTTGCAGTACGCAGGGTGCTTGAGAATTCCAGGGGTGATTCGGTTAATGCCGATTGCCAAAACTCTTCCACCTCTTACAACTACGCAAGCCATCTTATACTTAGGGAAGTTATTCTGTTCGGCAATTTTTCTGGCGAGGTTAATCCATCTACGATCGCGAGCCATGATTCTCCCCCGGCCTCCAAGGCTTTCGCTCAATATACCAATCAGGGCTAATGTATAGCTCACCCAACACCTTAAGGGTTTCTGAGAATTTGTCATTAGTGCGCTTCACCAACTCGGGAATCTCGGATGAATTGGTATGTTCGTGCATTATTTAGCCTCCCAATATTTAGGTTGTTGTAGTAAATACGGTTTGCACTCCCAGCCCTTTCGGGCGAGGCATTCATATTTGCTATCGGCAACGGGGTTGTATTTGCCGAATTTACAATTAGAGCAATCTCTGGTAAACTCTAATTCTTCGCCACCGTCATCATCTTCGTATTTCTCGTTTACGGCTTGGCGGATTTCTTCGCGGCAATCGTAGCAATATTCGCCAGGATTACGGCCCACATTTTCCATCAAGGTATTGCAAATAATGCAATTGCCGATGTATACTTTCTTAGAATCTGGATTCTTGAATCGGAAGTCTCGCTTTTTGCATTGAGGCGAGTGATACTTTTGGTCGCATCGAACAGGAATGAAAGTCTCTTTACATTTGTGGTAAGCGCATTTGACTTCCGACATTTATTTTCTAGGTTCCTTTTTGAAGAGGGGGAATTTTTAGGCTCCCCCTCAAAGCGTCAACTGTTATTGGTGGCTAGAACGGGATCTCTTCGTCCACAGCCGGGACTTCCTCAATGTTATCGTCATCCATCGGCTCAGCCTTATCAGCAGCAGCCTTCTTCTCAGCCAGGCGCTTGATGCCCTCAGCGTAAGAGAGAGTTTGAGCGTCATAGTAAGCAAGATCAACCTCTGGGGTCACGGCCTTCTCTTCCTTGGTGAGCTTGTCATCAAGGTCAATGGTGCCTTCACCATTCATGATGAACCAGTGATCAAGAAGGGTCTTCTTGCTGTCGAACTTAGACTTCAACTGCTTGTACTGAGCCTTGAACTGAGGGAAGAAGAGATCGTAGACCTGGAAAAGCAGAGCGCCAGGACCCATCGGGCGAACGACCTTATTACCTTCCTTAACCTCGGCCTCAACAGGGGCCTTGAGAACTAGCTGACGCTTGTAGACCTTCTGAACTAGCGTGCCCTCTTCCTTGGTCAATTGAGCGCGGCCCTCAGCAAGAGCCTTGTCGGTTAGCTCGCGCTTTAGCTTGGCCTTCTCTTCGCACAATTCGCAATGAGGGGTCTTGACGTTGTTCTCCCAGGAATGCGACCAAAGAGTAGGCTCAAACTTGCCGGGAATCTTATTGCCCGCGCTGTCCTTCACCTGCTTTTGACCGGGCTTCTGGTTACAAGCCACATAACGGTTAATCTCGGGAACGAAGTGACGAATCATCACCTCAAGCTTGTTAAGATCCTCAAGGAAGCGGAATCGAATAACCTGCTTATCCTTGTCGGCGTAAGCAATCTTGATGGTCGGATTCTCTCGACGCTCGCCCTGATCTTCGTTGTTGCTGTTGTTGTTAAAAATTGAATCTAGATTCATAACTTTTGTTAGACCTCCACAGTCTTAGAAAACTCTACCAACTTTGCGCCTTCGTTCATGCGAACCAAGTATTCTGCGTGACCCTTATCGCGACGAGCGTGAATGGTTCCATCGGGCAAAACCACCGCGTAAACCATTACTTCTACTTCACGCGACTCACCAATAACATCGTATTCATGTTCAACGTTAATACCCTTAAGGTATTTGCCATCTTCGGTGAATTCCTCAGAGTTGCGAACACCTTGATGGTCCTTCTTGGTATTAACCATTAAAATGGGATAATCGCCGCCCATATCGGTGTACAAGCAAAGAAAAACGTTGTCGTTACGCAGCTTGTACTTCTTACCAACTTCAAGTGCCTTCTTACTCATTCCAAGCCTCTTCAAATAAGCCGAACTCTTCATCAAGTTCTTCGAATAACTCAATTTCATCATTGATGAAATCTTTATCGTTTTGACGGCGATTTTGTCGCTTCTCCCACTTATCCACGCCGTCTGCGAATGTTGTGGAACGGGGTCGCTGGCGGGTTCGTACCTGCTTGTACAGCCCCAGAATATCATCCTCGATACTCTTCTTTTTCTTTGGCATTTCTCGTTTGCTCCCTTGATGTTTCCATTATACCTAACAGACAAGCATATGCAAGCGTTTGTTACAATCCTTTACAGGTCAAAATCAAATCGGTGTTTTGCATTTGCCACGCCCCAGGAAATCTCGTCTGCCGTTAGTTCTCCCAGGTCTTTCTTCCCCTCGGGAAAATTAAAAATCCAAATATCCCAAAGAGTGGTTTTCCTTAAAATGTCCTGGATTCCTGCGCGGCCTGCGGGGTCGTTGTCCAGAGCGAGGAACTTTCGGCGCGGCTCTCTTTCGAACTCCTGAATTTGGGAATCTGAGAACCGAGCACCAAGGATCGCATCCGTATAATACCCTTTATCAGCACCGTTTAAGGCATCAAGGCTACCCTCGCCATAAAGCTTAACATCGGCTTCCCTAACGGAAATTACTTTTGGGCTATACAAAAGTCGCTGTTTAGGGAAGCCGGGGGGATAGGTGTACTTCGGGAGTACATCTGATAAGACCGTTCTACGAATGACACCATAATAGGTGTCGTTGTGGAAAACGGGAATTGTCGCAGCACAAGCTTGCTTGTCGAATCCCACCTGATTTTGAATCAAAATCTCCCGTGAGAATCCCCTTTTTAGAAGGTAGGGGTGAAGGTAACGGAATTGCTTTAATTCACTAACATCAGGAAGTTGGTATTCTTCTTGGGCGATTTCTTCATCTTTGAATAGAAGAAGTGATTGAAGCTTATCAACAAATTGTTCATGAGATTTGATGTTGTCGAACATCGAAATCCCAAAGTGTTTCAGGATTTTGTTGATGTGACCCTTCTCACCACAGGAGAAGCAATTAAAAACTTTCTTCTCTACGTTAATGTGAAGGGACGGGCTTCTATACGAATGTTCGTGAAACGGGCAGAAGGCTAGAGACATTTCGCCAGAGCGACTAGCTCTGCCCCTGAATCCCAATTCATTTAAGGTAGTTAGAAGCTCGCTCACTTTACCTGTAATCCTAGACGTGCGAGGAACTTATTGAAAAGGTGTTCCTCATATGGGGAGAATTCGTTAGAGAATTTAACACCTGTATTTGGATCTACTGCTGTTACGTTTGGCGAATTGCTGGTGAGGTACGGTGATGGTACATCAATGTAGAAGTAATGATTGTATTGAGGGTGGCGGCGAATGGAGCCTTGCTTAATCAAAGCACCAAGATGACTCAAAACTCCGTGAGATTTCATACCAAGCATTGACGCTAGTTCATAAAATCCCACACCATCATCGCCGCTCAATTTGATATATTGTAAAATTCTTTGTCGTGCTTTAATTAGGTTGTTAGCGTTTGCCATTTAAAATCGCGCCCCAAGAGCAAAAATAAGTAAGCCTGAAAGAATATAGCCAATCAGGAATGAGACTGTACACCCAAAAACAAAAATCGAAGAATCTACCATTTATCCTCTCCATATCGCCAGAAAAACCAAAGTCCCTAGCGCACAACCAATCGTAACAGTCTGAAGAGTCCCGGACAAGTCAAAGCTGAGAAAGTTCTTTAATTGCATCGCGAATGTCCTTGCCATCAATACCATACCCCGCTACGGTCCAGCCCGGTCGTTGTCGTCTGGCAAATAATTCTAAATGTTTGTAACGATCGAGCGGATACATAAGCTCTATGCGGTCCTGAGCTTCCTCAGGCTTTGCCGAATGCGGCATTCTACCTCGCGTGAAGATGACTGAATCAACCACCTTAGCAACGGGGGGCATTGAGCCCCGTACCCACAAGTAGCAGGGCTCCTCGTTGGACGCGGTGTAGTTACCCATATTTCGATAGGGTTTTCCGCTGTTATCGAGCTTAATCCAGGTGAAGGCTTTAGTTGCATAATGGAAACCGTGCTTCTCCATAATTGTCAACATTTCGTTGGCGAGTTTTCGCTTGGGATTAACTTCCCAGGTAAAGATGGCGCAGTTATCGGCACAAACAAGATGAAGCATTTCTGTGAATTCCAGAATATCTTTTCGCTTCATTGTCTTGTAGTGAGATTCTGCTGCCTTCCCCATTGCTGGCCCTGGTTTAGAGTAGGGCCATGGAGTGTCGAGGGTAATAACGTCAAACTTCATAGGTTCTTGGTGGCGAAGATCTCGCGCTTCCCTTCCTCAGTGCGGTCTTTACCTCGGCGGAAATTGCGGGGGCGTGAAAGATACTCGATATTCCAGCCGTACTTTTCATACAACTCAATCATTCGCGGAGTAGCCTGATTTGTAGAAATCATGGGGTTCTTCTTTGTTACCAACCAATCTTGAAGTCTGACTTGATCATCGTAGGTAAAGCCATCGTCAGTATAGGCCGTAAACTCCGTGTCATATGGGCTGTCAATGAACAAAAAGTCATCCTCTAGCAAACGGACACGCTCAAAGTCACCGCAAATGAATTCCCAGTGCTTGATGATTTCCGAATACTCAGTCAAGTCGTTCTTGGCGTTTGAATACTTGTATTTGCCGTAAGGAACGTTGAATTCGTTCTTCTTGTTGACGCGATATAAGCCGTTGTACCCACAGCGATTGAGGTAATAGAACAATTCAGCCTTTAACTGCTCATTCTCAAGCGTGAACTTCTTGCGAATATCGTTGAAGAGTTGGCGATGCTGATAATAAGTCTCTTCGTCATTCTTCATTTCCAAATCAAAAACAGGCTTCTCTTGGAGCCGCTTATAGAAACGAATCAGATCGAAATTCTTATCGACAGCTAGAACGCGCTCAGGCTTGATGGCAAAGCTGACACCTAATCCGCCAGCAAACAACTCAACGAAAGTTTTCTCTCGGTGATTCTGGTAAATTTCGTTGACCTCATCAGCCATCCAGCTTTTACCGCCCGCCCATTTAATAGGGGTGCTGGTTCGATTTACGTTAGTTTTCGACAATTTTCACTCCATCTTTTGAAGTCTCAAGGGTAACGAGGAAGTATTCAACTGGATGCAAGAATTTAACTTGCCAATCTCCCTCTGGCGAAAAACCCACAGACTGAACGTTCTCTAATGCGTTTTGCCCATACATCTTCTTGAACATTAGCTCTGCTCGGGTTTGTTCATTAGACTCGTACCAGTAAAGCATTGCGGCCATTGCGCGAACATTGATTACAATGTTTCCATTGGGGCCGATAGTGGCTAATTCCTCTGGCGGGTCGGGTAATTCAGCTTTGCAATACCCAAGGTATCTCTCAAGAGTTTTGCTGACATATTCAGAGACTTCTTCTTTGGTAGGTTTGGTGAATTTTCGCTCAACAAACTTTTGCATTCCTTTATCAATGTCGTCTTTGATTTTGGCGATTAACTTATCCCGCTCTGTCATACGTACACCTTATTATTTCTTAAATGAACATAAGCTTCTTTTTTAATTGCCCACAAACCATCATAATCTTCCATCATAAAAGATTTGTTTTTGTATGGATTATAAGTCACTTCAAACGGGAAGTCGTTATTCTCAGGCTGCTCAATTACTGTGCCAATAACAAAAGCATGAACATTTTTCTTCCCCTCTCGGAGAACTTTTTGTCGGCCATTTTCTCGCACTCTGAATTCAACATCTTTCAGGTGAATTTCGTTGACGTGGGCGACGACTTTGCCGCCCAACATCACACTGAAACAATTCTTGTGCAGATTACGGTAGACGTAAACTCTTTTACCGAGCAGTTCCGTCACGGTTGACAAGCTTTCCTTCTGCATACGCCTTCTTCTTGTTGTTAGAGTGAAGAATTAGATCATTGAGAGTTAGCGGAGGAAATTGCTTCTCAATGAATTCTTCAAGGGCACCAATGAAATCAGATGACTCTGTTAGGAGAGCAATTGAATCCGAGTTTTCATATGCTTCCTTCATTTCGGCAAATTCTTCCTCAAGCTTAGAGAATTGACCGTAAACACCTCGGTTTTGTTTGAGTTCTGGCTCAACAATAGGCTCAAACTTAATGTTAAGCTGCGCGTATTTGCCAGAACCAGCAATGCCGTCTTCGGAGAAGTCCTGCCAGCCAACAACCTTTCCGTCGCCCTTAATTTCAAGGCCAACGAAGGGTCGAACCATTCCTTTATTGTCTCTACGATCAACTTTATTGCCGCTATAGCAAAAGACATAATTGTGCAGTTGGTCGTCAGGAACCATAAGATATCTAGTTCCATTATAAGTAGTATATGTCTTACCGTATTCAAGCTTAGGCACTTTTAGTTATCTCCATTTTCGTCGTCGTACTGCCAATCGCCACGATTAGGCTTCACGCGCATTGTCCACTCTGGCATACCACCGTTTCGGGAGCCTGAAACCTCAAAGGCATAGCGGAACGAATCATCGCCATCGTTCAGGAGGTAAGGCATACCGCGAACGCCGAGGAACACATCACAATCGAAAGCATGACCCTTGTTACCGCGAAGGTTCGTCATCTTGGGAACCTCAGAGCCCTTCATTGTCTCAGTGTCAGCCTGAGCGGCGAGAATGATTAGTACGTCTTCTCGTAGGGCGATTGACTTCAACTCAGCCGGGGGAGAAACGGCAGCGTCCCAGGCTTGGTTAGCGCCATCAATGAGGCTCAAATAGTCAATGAAAACAATCTTGGGCTTTTTCTCGATGATGTACCGCTCAATAGTGGGAATATCAATGCGGGCCTCAGATTGCTTGGTGACGATATCAACCTTGGCCTTACCCTTATATTTCTTAATCTCTGCCTTGTAATCCTCAACGGGAACCTTGCCGAAGTGCAATTGGCGGAAATTGTATTCAGAAGTGTTGGTCAAAATGCGATTGGTAATCTCAATCAATCCCATTTCAAGGCTGAAATAGAGAGAATCAACACCCTGTTCAAGACAATTGGTAAGCATTTTAACCATTGTGGTTGTTTTGCCGCCCTTTGTTGGGGCGCAAAGAATCACAAGATTTCCAGTCTTAGGGCAAACAATGTCGTCAAAAGGTTTAAAACCAGTCTTAACGAATGAGCCGCCCTCGGACACGCGCACATACTCTTCGCCAATCTTGTCCACGTCATCAGTGAGGTTGATGGAGTAAGCACGGCTGATTGCATGGCGAATTCCATTGAATTCCTTGGTGGTGCGGTCCAGCATTTCAATGGGGTCAATGTTTTGACGCTTGGCTTCTTCAACTAGCTTTTGAATGGTTGAAGCTGCACCCTCTTCGAAATAAAATTTGTTAAGCTCAGTCGTTAGATCGGTTAGAGTTAGCTCGGTGTCGGTCGCCTCAAAAGTGTAAGTCTTACAGACATACTCCAAAGATGGCAGATCAGTTCGACGC